GTGACCGTATGGAAATGCAAAAACAATTAAAAATACAAGATTTGATTCAAAAATACCAAAAGTAACATATAATACAAAAATAATGAAAGCAAAAAATACACAAAGCTACAGCAATAAAGGTAGCGTTCCTCTTAAAAAAACTGAAAAAGTATCCGTGAACACTAATCCTCAACCTGGTATGGGTAAGGGTAAAGTACGAGGCGCTGGTATAGCAGAGTCTGGTACAAAGTTTTCAGGCGTTTATTGATGTCGGTTCTTTGGTTAAGAGAAAAATTAATAAAAGAGCTTCATGAACAACAAGAAGCTGTAAAAGACACATTGTTGGCTGGGGTCAAAGATCTTGGTCAATATGAGTTTCTACGGGGACAATATACAGCTCTGGTCCAAGTAGAAAGTAAATTAAGAGAGCTGCTAGGAAAAGTAATAGAAGATGACGAAGACGAACAAGGTGGTAGTCCCTGACCACGTTGCAAAAGAAATCGAAAAAGAAAATCAAGTAATAGAGCAAACAGTACAAGAAACTGGCGAAGAACTTGATAAAGCCTATGTGGATCCTGGAATGAAAGTTCTAGATCCAACACTTTTAGATAAATCTGCCCTTGAAAGAATGCCTACACCTACTGGCTGGAGAATGCTTATTCTTCCGTTTGCTGGTATGGGTAAATCGAAAGGTGGAATAATTTTGACACAAGATACGGTTGATAGGGAAAGACTATCTACTGTATGTGCTTATGTGGTAAAGATGGGTCCTCTTTGTTATAAGGATGCTAAGTTTGGCAACAAACCTTGGTGTGAAGAAAAACAATGGGTATTGATTGGCCGGTATGCTGGTGCTCGCTTTAAGCTCGGTGATGATGCAGAATGTAGAATCATTAATGATGATGAAGTGATAGCTACCATACATGACCCAACTGATATCGTTGCAGTATAGGAGTAATTATGAGTGAAGAAGTAAAAAAAGATGAAACTTTAGAAGAAGAAACAGTAGTCGAGCTGGAAGAAGAAAAAAGTGAATCAGAAGATGCTGAAGTTCAAACAGAAGAAGTTGCAAGTGAACCTGAAGAGTCAAAGGACGAAGAGGAACTGGAACAATATTCTGATAGAGTTCAGAAACGTATAGCAACCTTAACACGCAGATTGAGGGAGGCAGAAAGAGCAAGTGAGTCTGCTTACACATATGCAACACAACTGAAAGAGGAAAATGAAACCTTGAAACAGAGAGGTGCACAATCAGATAAATCTTATCTGTTAGAAGCAGAAAATAGGCTTAAATCTCAAAAAGCACAAGCAAAAGCTGCTTTAAAATCTGCTCATGAAGAACAAGATTTTGAAAAGGTTGCACAAGCACAAGATATTATTGCAAAGATTGCTGTTGAAGAAAGCAAGATTGAGTCTTCTAAATCGCAACTTGAATACCAAGAAGAACAGAAGACAAAAGGCCAAGAGATTGAACAACCTCAAGTACAAGCTCAACAACCTGCTCCGATAGTTCAGCCTGACGAAAAAGCGACAGCTTGGGCAGAAAGAAATGAGTGGTTTGGTAATGACGAAATCATGACAAATGCTGCTTTTACTATACACAAGCAATTAGTAGAAGATGAAGGATTTGATCCGAAGAGCGATGAGTATTATACTGAGGTTGATAACAGGCTTCGTGCTAGGTTTCCAAACGATTTTACTCAGGAAGAAAAAACTAAGAAACCAACACAAAGAGTTGCTTCAGCAGGCCGAGCAGATACAACTGCAAAGCCGAGTAAAAAGCAAGTAAGATTATCGCCTTCTGAAGTTCAGATGGCAAAAAGGTTAAACGTACCCCTTAATGAGTACGCAAAATGGGTAAAAAGGTAATAGATATGAATAGAGACGATAAGGGAAGGTTTTTAAAACCTGAAAATGACAGAGGGTCCCGCTCTGCTGATACTCGTGCTAAAGACGTGGCACGCAAACCTTGGGCTCCACCAAGCACATTAGATACTCCACCCGCCCCTGAAGGCTTTGTCTACAGGTGGATAAGGGCAGAGACTTTGAATCAAGAAGACAGAAAGAATGTCATGTCAAGACTCAGAGAAGGCTTCGAACTTGTTCGAGCTGAAGAGATAACTGATTTTGAACTTCCAAGTATTCTTGAGGGTAAGCACGCAGGAGTTATAGGTGTTGGGGGCTTATTATTAGCTAAGATTCCACTAGAGACAAGAGAAGAACGTAACTCTTATTATCAGGGCAGAAGCGAAACTATGCAGCAAGCTATTGATAATGATCTATTGAAGGAATCTGATGCTCGTTCTCCAATTATGTCTCCGAGGAGAACTTCTTCAGTAACATTCGGGGGCGGTAAACGAAAATAATATATAAGGAAAAAATATTATGGCAAACCCAGATAAACCTAATGGCTTTAAGCTTATTGGTAAGTTAGGAAGTGCACCACAAAATAATGGTACTACTGAATATCTTATTGCAAGCGGACAGTCAGGGGCAATTTTCTCTGGAGATCCTGTTCAGATGTTGACAGGCGGTACCATTAGCGTCGTTAATTCAGCTACTACCGTCAAAATCTTAGGGATCTTCCGTGGCTGTAAGTTCGTTGATACAGATGGTAGTATTGTTTATAAAGCACACTATCCAAACGGTCAAACTTCTTCAGACCCAATTATCGCTTTAGTAGAGGACAATCCAGAAAACCTCTATAAAGTACAAAGTTCAGGCTCACTCGCTTTAACCGATGTGGGCGCAAACGTTGATTTAGACTATACCGCTGGTGATACAGTATCTGGCCAATCTAAGGCTGAGGTAGCTGGTTCATCAGGAGCTGGTACTGCACAATTCAGAATCATTGGTAAGGTTGATGAACCTGACAATGCTTTTGGTACAAATGTTAGTTTAGTAGTTAAAATCAATGAGCATGCATACAGCACAACAGCTGGTGTCTAATAATAGGAGTAAATAATGGCAATTAATAGATCGCAATTAGCAAAAGAATTAGAGCCAGGCTTAAACGCTTTATTTGGTATGGAGTATGCTAGATACGACAATGAACATGCTGAAATCTTCGAGCAAGAGTCATCTGACAGAGCATTCGAAGAAGAAGTACAAATTGTTGGATTTGGTAACGCCCCTGATAAAGCAGAAGGTGCTGGTATCGCTTACGATAACGCAAGTGAAGGTTTTACAGCTCGATACGAGCATGAAACAGTCGCATTAGCATTCGCACTTACTGAAGAAGCAGTAGAAGATAATTTGTATGACAGACTTGGTTCAAGATATACCAAAGCTTTAGCTAGAAGTATGGCTAACACCAAGCAGATCAAAGCTGCAAACATTCTTAATAATGCTTTTTCAGCTAGTTTTGCAGGAGGAGACGGTAAACCATTAGTGGCTACTGATCACCCTCTTACAGGCGGTGGTGTAGGTGCTAACAGAGCAGCAGTTTTTGCTGATTTGAACGAAACCTCACTTGAAGATACTCTTATCAGAATTTCAACTCAGGTTGATGATAGAGGTTTAGCAATAGCTTTACAGGGAACTAAGTTAATCGTTCCACCACAATTACAATTTGTGGCAGATAGAATTCTTATGTCTCCTGGTCAGTCAGGTACAGCTAATAATGACATTAACGCTATGAGAAATATGGGTATGATACCTGAAGGATATGTGGTCAACCACTATCTGACAGACCCAGATGCTTTCTTCGTTAAGTCAGACTGTCCTGATGGCTTCAAGCATTTTGTTAGATCGCCTATGGCAACATCACTAGAAGGTGATTTTGATACAGGAAATCTAAGATACAAAGCTAGAGAGAGATATTCATTCGGATTCTCAAACTGGAGATGTGTCGATGCTTCACAAGGTGCATAATTAAACCTTGTACCCCTTAAGGGAGCTTTCGGGCTCCCTTTTTTATTGCTTAATTATCTAAACAGAGTTACACTCAAATAAATTATGGCATTTAGCAAATAAATGCTGGTCCAAGGAGGACTGTAATTTATGAGTGTTAATTTTAAGAACAACGTTTCTAACGTAGATAAAAGCAAAGGGTCAAATCTTATGGGTTTAATACACCCTGGTCCTACTACAGAATACTTCGACGATTTTTTTACATACAATGCAGGTGAGTGGAAAGTAACAGAAACCGCTGCAGGTTCAGGAGCAAATAGTGTAACGAACGTAGATGGTAATGGCGGTGTCATACAAATGACTACTGACAATGCTGCAAATGACGGTATTATTATTCAGCTTGGCACAAATTCTGCTATTAATAGTTCTTTCGAATTTGATTTAGACCATGATTTCTTTTACGAAGCCAGAATAGCCCTAGATCACTACGATCCAGCCAAAATGCACGCATTTGTTGGGTTATGTGGTAAGGCTGATGATGAAATATTTGATAATTTTAGATTTCAAGACAGTATAGGTCATCAATTTACAAATGTAGGTTTTTTTCCTGCTGATTTTTATTTCAGATATGGAACACAAACTACATCACCTGGATCCGAAAATAATGCTATGTCTACATGGAATGGGACTGGTCAAGGTCTTTCAGCTGATTTTACTTCTATACTCAACCAAGTGCCTTTTCCTTCTGATGGCGAGTTTTGTACTTTGGGTGCATCTTATGACAGTAAATCACAAATGATTGCTTGGACCTATCAAGGTGTACTTATCCAAAGAGCTACATTCGATGATAGATTAAGAGGACAAATGACAACAAATGCTACTCAAAGTTGGGCATATCCAAAAGGTGTGTTAGTTCCAACATTAGGAGTCAGAACAAAAGAAACAGCTGCTAACAGTATGAAAGTAGATTACTTTAGATGCGGTATGAGAAGGAGGGATAGAGTATGAAATATGTAATAAGATGGCGAGGTGGTTAT